TTGAACCGATTGATAGTCTTCCAGATACAATGGTACTTAAAAGATTTGCCATATTACTTGTTTTCTAACTTGTTTACTCGTTCCGTTAACTCTTGCACAGCCTTCAGCAAAATTACGCTCAGGCGCTGGTACTGGATACCTTGAGGCTGTCCTTCCTCGTTGTACGTTACAACCTCTGGGAACAGTTCTGCTACATCTTCTGCAATCAAACCAATCTCTCGGTCATATACCCCAATCTTATTGTAGGAGACAGCCTCTAATTGGTTTACTTTGTCTAATGCCGGGTCTAGCGGAGTGATGTTCTCCTTGAAGCGGATAGAAGAGGATTCGGTAAGTGTGCCTTGGATTATTACACTACCAGCAAAGGTTACCTCCTGTGATTCTACTTGCTTAGGGTCTGGGTCTGATACGTTCCAGTATGGAGCCAAGGCGTGGTTACCCCAAGAGTATGCAGCGTTCCAGTTTGTAGAGTTACCTCCTGAAGCGGTTACTGTACCTCTAAAGTATGCGTTTCCATTTGCTAGGCTTATGTATGCCTGAAGAACAGATGAGCCACCACCAACAAAGCCAATACTATTAGCGGGAATATCTCCCACTGCTGAGTCTATTTGACGATGATAAATACCCCAGTTACTTCCAGTATCTGCGCTGTCTAAGAATATCCAAGCATCTCTGTCGTTAGGTTGACTATACAGGAATACATTCGAGGATGGGTTTACGGTAGTGTAGTTGTTTAACACTAATGAATTACTCCCAATAAATCTATTAGCAGTAACAGAGCCACCCGTTAAAACATTACCACTTGAATATTCTACGCCAAAATATTCATTATTTCCACCGTCAACAAATTGCCATCTCCAACCCCCATTTTCATTAGTTCTAATCCTATATCCGAGATTCCCAGTTCCTGCAGTATTGTAAACTTGAAATCTTCCTTGAGTAGTTCTTACGTCAACATTGGCAGCTGTAACAGTTACTCCACCAACGGAAATTGCGTTAGCGGTTGTTGCCCCCCGGCCAGTTACTGAGTTTAGTGTATCCGTTTCGGTATACCCAGTAATGTATCCAGCTGGGTTAGAATCAGAGTATGCGTTTCTCCAAACTACAGTATCTCTGTTCGAGTAAGAAGAAACATCATTTGTCCCAGTAATAGACCAACCTTCGCCATATGAGCCGCCATCAGTTGAATTATATCCTAACCATAGGTCTCTTGCAACAATTATGGGATATTGCCAAGAAACACCAGAAATAATAAATGCGGTATTACCAATACTGTTTCTTGAAACCTGAATTGTTGGCTTATACTGAGGGTTAGTTCCGTGAGCTTCAAATCCTTCAAATCCACCGTTTGATTCTGGATTCCAGTACCCGCCTAGGTCAACCTTTGTTTTGCTATTCTTATCGTAATAATTACCAAATATCTCGATGGTAAAACCACCCATTTGATACTCATCCTGAGGTACATTAGTCTCAATAATGTAGTATGTGTATCCTGAACCATTGTCTGATTTTGCTGCCAAAACACCAGAAGCTGTTTTTACAGGATTAAAACCATCAGACGTAATTCTTTTTTTAATTACAGCAGCCGCATCAAACGACAAACTACCGCTCATCGTATCTCCAGATGCGTTTACAAACCTAGAATCAGATTCTGTTTCGGTGTAATACCTATCATCGTGGTTGTGTGAAGCCGCAGCGTAAGTACCAGATGTAACACTAAATGTTGTTCCTGTAAGAGTAAGGCCAGTACCTGCTGAATAAGTAGTGTTGGTATCAGTGTCGGTGGAAGAAATAGTTATAGTTCCTCCCGACTTAGTAATCGTTGTTGCACCGCCTCCCCTGAGTTCAATATTTCCGGTTGATAAATCACCGTCTATGCCCACTGAGGTTACAGTATCGGTGTCGGTTGCACTTAGCACCCCGTTGCTGATGCTCAGATTAGTTCCTACTTTGATTCCTCCCAAAACCGTTGAAGTTGCTGTAGGTAAAGACTCAAGATAGCGACCATCAAGGTCTACCGTTACAGTTCCTAGGTCTTGCTGTGTTAACGTGAGTACACCAGTAGTGGTATTAAAAGATGCGCTATTAATCTTGTCGTTGTACGCAGCATCCCAGTTAGATTTATTGTAACCACCAATAGCTTCAGCACCGCTAAAGAAGTCATCAATCTCTCCCTCGTTGTAGAAGTTTGCATTAACCCAAGTCTCAGTGGCGTATCCATTAAGAGCAGTTGAAGTAACATATGTGTTTGAGTCAACTGTTCCGTTAGCCTTTAAGAACTGAGATGATGTTCCAGCCGGAGTCTTGAATCCAGCGAACGTAATCTTAGCATCAGTATCAATATAACCCTGCTCATTCCCCCCCCATCTAAAAGAGTAAATCTTATTGGCTGGGTCTCCTTGGTCTGGTTGTAGGCTACTGCTTGTGTCTGCGTTTGTAATCAACAACGCTGTTGACGAAAATGATGTGGCGTTGGCTGCTCCGTTTACGTCAAGTTTTGCCAATGGACTAGTCGTCCCAATACCGACTCTTCCATCCCCCCTGATAAACATTAATGCATTAGAATTGTATCCGGAATTGTAAAGACTTCCGAATACCATACTAGTCATAGTGCTTCCGTTGTATTCTGTATGGATTTTACCAGTTACATTCGCAGTGTCGTGCCAAACTATACCACCCCTAGGAGTTGTGCCTGTATAAGAAACGCTAAGTCTTACCAATTCATCAGTAGTTGTGCTGCCTTGACCTACTTGAAGCAATGCCCCCGGCGCCGCCGTACCAATGCCGACTCTATTGTTTATTGCATCCACAACAAGCGTATTAGTGTCTACAGTAAGACCTCCAACTGTAATAGCATTCGTGGTGGTTGCCCCCCTCACCGTAATAGAGTCCAGCGTATCAGCCTCAGCAGTCAGGAAGTTCGGGGTCCAGTTCTTCCAGTAACCATCCGTGTCCCTACGAAGAAGCTGTCCAGTGGCGGGAGATGAAATCTGAACATCGTGAATCTCATCTATCTCAATACCATTCTGAACCTTAACGAAAATCTCTCCGTTGTTCTGCTGAACTCTAGTTACCACACCGAGGTATACCAAGTGCAATGGTGACGTTGGCTTGTTTAGCAATCCAAAGATTAGGTTGCCGTTAGCACCGAGCCATACGGGGTCACCAGCGGTTGCCGTGGACGTGTTTAGGCCAGCGAGCAATCCCTCCGTTACAACAAAGATTTGGTCGTTGATAGCCGCAGTAGATGCAGCGAGACCCATAACCTTAGATGATGTAGCCTCCGATGCGTTAGACGCAAGGCCAACAATCATATTAGTTCCATCAGCTCCAGTCACATAGACCGCCTGACCTTTTGTAATCGCAACTCCAGCCTTAACTAAGTGCTGAACCTTAGACACGTACTCAACGGTAGACAGCGTGGTGTTTACCCAAGCGGTTCCGTTGTACTGAAGAATCTGTCCTGCCGTTGCGGTGGTAATCGTAACGTCACCTAATGCGTCAATAGATGAACCAGTCGTAAGATAGTTGGGGCTCCAGTTATACCACACCGGGTTAGGGTCCTCTGACCCTACGGGAATGCCGTAGCGAAGCAACTGACCAGTGGATGGTGAGCTGATTACAACGTCAGTTAGTGCGTTTAAGTTTGTTGAGCCAGCACTAACACTACCCCAGTAGACGGCACCATTGCCATCAGTCGTCAACACCTGACCATTTGCTCCATCAACAAACGGCAGGGTGTATTCCGTGTTGACGTTAATCTGAGATAAAAACTTCATAGTTTACCAACCTAATACAGTATAAGCAAAAGTACAAAATAAAAGAGGGGGCCAATGACCCCCACCCTTACTGCTATTCACCTATATATTAATCGTTGGATGTGATAGGAGCATCGCCTTCCACTGAGCCTGCTATTGTATCACCAGAGCGTTTTGACGCCTGCAGTACAACGTAGTGTGTGTTGTCCGTCACTGCGGAACCAAATGTAACTACAATAGCATTACCTGTGGGTCTGGTAATATCAACAATAACAGTCTCTTGAGTTGCGTATGAAATAACCTCAGCCATAACAGCCTTAGTCCCAAAGTTGTGGGTTACCGTGTATGCGTTGCCTGTTTTTGATACATTTCCCTGAAGAGCGTCAAGTGAGAAGTGTATGGGAAGACCGAGATAGTTAGCAACCGCAGTAAACGTAGCCAAGCGAAGAACTCCAGCTTGACCATCTGCATTGCTCTGCATAATGAAGTGGTCGGTAGTTGTTACACTAGGGCTTAGTGAAGGTAGGCTACCGACGTGCAATGGCTGGTCTACGGTGGTGAAGCGGTCGTTTGTCTCGTCCCATAAGAACGATACGGCTGCTGCATTACCACGCTTTACAGAGAATCCACCGTTCTCAGTTGGTGGAGTGCTGACACTAATGTCAGAGTTCAACAGGATGATGCTGTCTCCGATGTTTACCTCGTTAGAAGTGATAGAAGTCAACTGACCATTTACAGTGAGGTTACCACTGATTACCGTATTTTCTGCGTCGATGGTTACGGTGTATGACGTTCCACCACCCTGAAGAGATACGGCCTCCTGTAGAATCTTAGCGTTCTCAAGTTGAGTGTTAAGGTCATTCCACATCATCAGTCTTCCCTCAGAAAGACCAGTGGCATTCTTAAATCTTACATTGTCGCCAGTGAGTTCAAGGCCATCGCTTACTCCTACGTTAAGGATTCCAGTTGTGGTTCCGTCCCAAGTAAGACCGTTACCAGCAATGGTTGAAGCGACACTGATGGTTACCTCGCCGTCACTACCGCCTCCGGTGAGACCAAGACCAGCGGTTACGCTGCGGATGTCACCAGTGATGTCGTGCCAAGCGGTTCCATCATAGTATTTTACTTTGTTAACCGTAGAGTCGTATACGATTCTACCAGTGTAAAGATTGCCACCAGCTAATGCAGTAATCTGCACAGTAGATAGGTGCTCGGGACGAAGACCTAATACGGGGAATCCGTTGAGCTGAAGAGAAACTAAATGACTTAGTGCCATATCATTCTTAGTTTAGGTACGCCTTCCCGCTAAATGGGTCGACGAAGGTTATGGTTAGGGTGTTTAAAGAGTTATATTGGATGTCTCCTACTACAACATTTTCTGTGGAATCAACAACTACTGCGGCTGGTTTCTTGCCTAGGTTATGGTTAATGACCCAAGTAGCTGACGGCATATTCTGCTCGTAAACAAAGTGAGCGTCTCCGCCTCCACCAGTAACACCACGGATTGAAAGGCTAGTGGTTGGTCTTGGGATGACAATAGTATTCTGAAGCGTCGGCTGTTGTACGCTTACATTGATTTGTTCTCCGCTATTGATGGTTATATCACTCATAGCGTAACGTCCTCATTTACTTTGAAGATTCCGTACAACCACGTCTTAACGGCGCCAGAGTTTGTACTCTGAAGGTCGTACACATAAAGACCACCGCTAACGGCGGACATAGTGACCGGAGGTGCGGTAATAGTCAGCACACCAAGAGTGGTGCCACTGTAAGTGAACGCATCATCCTCAAGGATGGCAGAGGCGGAAGTATCCGTCTCACGAACATCTAGCTTCCACGTGTATCCGGTGAGGTTGATTACAGCCCCAGTGTCGTCCTTAAACGTGAGTTCAAGACGGAAAGAGTCACCCTTTCTACAGGTGATGTCTACTCTTTGTGCTGTATCTAAGTTAATCTGGGCGGCCATAGTGCAAATATACCAACTTATTGATTGCCAAGAATTTGAGAGAGAAGGTTGGTCTCTTCGTCAGTGAGCTCTCCACGTTCTCCCTTACGCTGAGAGATTAGCTTTGACTGCTCGACTGCCTGCTTCTTAACACGCTCGTCCTTAGCCATTTCACGCTTATCCTCCACGCTCATACGGAATTGTCTATCCTCCTGATTAACCTGCATACGTCCCTCAGACTCAACTTTAGCCAATTCAATCTTCAACTGATATTCTCTCTCGAGTAGCTGCATCTTGATTTCGGCTTCCATCTGTAGCTTCTGCATTTCAAGCTGTGACTTAACCTGCTCTGTCTGAGCCTCGGCTTGAGCACTAGCTTGAGCAGTCTGCTGGTTTACTTGAGCCTGCATCTGGCTGTTCTGGGCTGCAATCTCTTGCTTCTGCTTAATACGCTTCTTCCGGCGAACAATCAATAATTGCTCAGCTTGGTCTACGTCCTTAAGTCTGCGGATGGCCATAGCATCCTCTAAGTCAATCTCCCCTTGTGCAATGGACTGCTGAATGTTAGCCTCTAAGTAAGCCTTGTCGGTGTCAGACATCTCAGGTACTACACGCACACCGAAGTTGTACATAGGTAGGTCCTTAAATGATGCGAGGACATCCATATTAGCCTTACCGATTGCGTTCTCGTACACTCTGTAGATAACAGACTGAGGAGGCACGATTTGGAGGCATTTAACGACGTATTCCACGACTTTCTTGTAGAGCATCATAGATGCGTGAGTAATGTCGTAGGTGGCGTTATTTGATGCCTCAATGGCCTGCTGGCGCACACCAACCAATGCGTCACCCTTAGGAGTGGATGCGTCAACTACTTCGTTGATACCCGTAGCGTCACGAATCATACGCAGGTAATGGTTGTATGTATTCACATACGCCTCGATGTTGCGGATGGCGTTACCAATCTCACGGATGGGTGGGTTCTGAAATCCTCCCTCTGGGTTCTTAGAGCGATAGTAGAAAATACCAGTCTGCTCGTAGATATCTTGAATCTCCAAAGGTTGAAGCTCTCCACCAGAACCGAGCTGTACGTTCTCCAATCCCTCGATGTCGATGATGAGTCCGTCAGGCTTAGCCTTAGCGATTGACTGCTGAATCTTCAGGTGAGTAATTTGCAGTTGGTCAGCGAATCCTACGATGCCGCTTACCATAGACTTAGGAATCATACGGCGCATATTCACCGCAACTGCACTGTACGACAGGCGAGTTCTGGTGATATCGTGGATGTTGCGTGGCTGGTTGTTCTTCATCCCATAGCCGTACATCTTGTTCGTACCTACAATGTAGCTACCTCCGTAAAGTGTAACGAATGACATACGTACTGGCTTGCGGTCGAACACGCTCTCCTTGGGTGGCTGATACACCATACCCTTGTAGTAGAATCCTACGTTACCGAAGCGAGACTCCTTAGACTCGTAGAAGATGTCATCAACTGATAGGAACTCGAAGTCCATAACCTCAACGATGTACTCGTCGTATCCGAAGATTGTTCGCTGTAGGTTTCTGTCGTAGTAAGAGTGAGACAGCTTGTTTGGGTCGTTGGCGTACTTATTCTGTACGTTGCGAGCCATCTGGTCGTACTCCTGCTCAGTGAACTCATCACCAGCCAGACGCTTAAGCTCCGAAATGGTGATGCGCTTAACGTGACCAGCGTAGGTCAGGTCGTTCATCAGTGGGTCCTCGGTGTACGAGTGGATGAAGTATGCCGGGTCAACGTACTTGGCTACGAGTCCGTAGTTGGGGTCGTACTCGTTTTTGGTTACGCCCATACCTACCTGAACCAAATCGTTCACGCATCTGCGGTGTACGGTGTGGTTGTATTCGTTCCACTCAAGTGTGAGGTTGGCTGCAATCTGCGCGGCAATCTCAGCGTTGGTCTTGATGTTTGACTCTAGGAAAATCTCAGCTTCTTCCGGGGTGTCGGGGATTTTCTCTAGGTTAGTACCGATGTCAAGTCCAGCCTGCTGAGCCTGCTGTAGCATATCTCTGTTGTTCACGTTGAACTTGAGCTCAGCCTTCTTGCGCTCCTTCTCGGTGATGCTAAGTGGGTCGATTGCCTCTACGTTGGGGTATGGATTCTTAGAGAGAATCTTATTTACTACAATCTTAACGAACTTGGGGATGATGGGGACCGGAGACCAGTCGATGTTGAGCAACGAACCGTCTCCGTTGTTCGGGTCAAGCGAGTTTAGAATCTGCTTGTAAATCTTTGTGTCTTGAGTTCCGTTGGCGTAGTCTCTGTATCGCTCGAACTCGTCGAGACGCTTACGGAAGATACTTCCGTGGTCGTCTGTATGTCCCCACTGCGACTCGATGGCCTTAGCGTACTTCAGTCCGTAGGACTTGGCAGCCTTAGCATCGGGAGAAGCTAGTGGGTCAGGGAAGTTCCCTTGCTTGTTATTGCTTTCCATACCTATTGTTTATCCCCAGTTTATGTGCAAATATACCGAATAATGTGTTGCAGGTTAGCGAGTTATGTCCTTGAATCGCCTGAGGAATACTTTTGATGACATATCTGCCGACTTACGCTCCTGTTTTACACGCTGTGCTGCGAGCAGTGCAAGACCTGAACTGATGGTCAAGTCAAACTTAGTTCGGTCGTCGATTCGGTAACCAATCCAGTCTTCGAGGGTCTTATCTAGATACATACGTCCGTATTCACCACTCTCTGCGTTAAGACCCACGTGCTCGTGTACGTACGCCTCAATAGCCTGTGCGTGGGCCTGTATCACGTCCTGTGAGTTAGATGGGATACCCTTGGTCTTGACGTTGGAACTAGAACCGGGGGCCCTTAGGTGCTCGGGTCTATCCATAATGTATCCGTCGTATCCTCTCGATTCGAAGTATCGTACTATCCCATACTTGTTGTTCTCTATGAGCAGTGGATATCCATAGAACACTGCGGCCATCAGTACATCCTCATAGAAGATTCTGGCTAGCGGAGGTCTATTGGCATACTCAGCCACGAACATATTCGACGGATAGCTCATATTGAACTTATTGTAGATGTGGCAGGCCCCCTTAGAGCCACGTCCGTCCATCGTATTGTCGAGGTCATAGGAGTCAACTCCGCCAGTACCTAGGTGGTCGTTCGCCGGGAACACCTTGCCAAACTCCGTCTTTCGTTTGTTTCGAATATCGTCTGGTGGTAGCCACGTAACCGTCCAGCGACCGTTGGCATCTGGGTTCCATAGAACCTCGGTGTCTGGCTTGCCGTCCTTCCACACGAAGTTGCCTTTGATTACAGGGCTTGGGTATAACTCTCTGTTGTGCTGCAACTGCTCGTATATCTTTCCCACGTTGAAGTGAGATGACTTGGTGGAGTCACGGAATGCCTCCTCCTCGCTCCACGGGAACTGACGGATAACCTCATTGAGTTCATACGGGTCGTGCATCAGTGCCTTACGTTCGTTCGATAGATACGTCTTAGCTCCGATGCTGATGATGTCTCCATCCATCGTAAGCGTTGGCTCCGCTGGGTCCTCAACCACGGGCATACCGTACACGTCGAAGAATCCTTCAAGCGCCTCATAGGCTGGAATGAACAGCTTGTAGAGTCCACTCTTGGTGCGCCCGTTCTCGTTACGCTTGGTGGGGTCCGAGTCGTAGTACAGCTTCTTGTAGTTGGCTCCGCCCTTATCTAGAGGATTAACAGTTGAGCCGACCATAGCCTTACCTACAATCTTCTTACCTACCAGCAGACAGGTCCTGTGTACACGCCAAACTTCATTGATATCGAGCGGATTCTCCCACTTTCCGGCCTCATCGAGGTATAGATAGTGTAGTTTCTCACCGTCGTATGCGTTGGCCACTGAGTTCTTCCAATTGATTACCGTATCAAGAGCTTCGGTCTGCCCACTGACTTTGTTGGTCTTTGTGATTCGTTTTGCTGGCTCACGGAATGCGAGCTCCACACGTGGGTTGGTCGTACCATCCTGAATCGGCTTGAAGAAGAATGGGTAGGAACGGAACATCGGGAGTAGTTTCTTCATAAAGATGTTCTCTTGTGCGTCCTTACCTGTCTTGGACATAATGCCTAGCACCTTATTGGATACCTGCGTACCCTCGTCAGCCAGTGCTGAGCCACAGATGTTGGTGTAACCTGAGCGTCGACACTTGGTGTATATCTGTCCCACGCACCTAGGGTCCTGCTTGCACGCCTCTAGATGCAGGAAGATTGTCCGCTGGAAGTCTAGGAAGCTGGCGTAACCGATGTCCATCTGGCTCCACTGGAGTAGCATATAATGATGCCCGGTAATATATGTTGGAACACCGTTATTGTAGAACCACACACCGTTCCTACGACGGTGAAACTCCTGCTCGATGTAAGCATTATGTTTTATACGGAACTCCTTGGGCTGCTCCATCCACTCATCCATAGAGCGTACACGCACTAAGTCCTGAGGTACTGGCAATCTCTTCCACATCTGCTCCTCACGTTTCTTGTCGTGGAACAGAATATCCGTCTTGGCTGGTTGTTTGGGTAGTTGGATGAAGATATCGGATATCTCAATAACATCTCCCTGCGAATCATCCGGACAGATGTTCACTAAGAAGTCTTTATACCCGTCTATCTTCTTTAGCCCAGCCATTACTTCCTGAATTTCTCAGCGAAGCCACCTGCGAAGTCAACCTGCTCACCCATACTTCCGTTCTCGGATAGCATCTTAATCATCTCCTCCAACCGTTGCCTTTCTTGCAGAAGCTCACGAGCATCAACTGCCGTCTGTTTGATTGACTGGAGCTCAGCCTTGCGTGCCGACCCGTTGATTTCAGGGTCGACTGGCTTCTTAATCTCCTCAATCATATTGTTGATGGCGACCTCCATCGACTCCATAAGTCTGATGGCCGCATCAATGGTGGTGAATTCAGACTTCTTCCTTGACATACAGCAGGTCGTTAGGTGTCATTCTCCAGAGTTTTTCACCGTTCACATCCATCGTATAGTCAGATTCTTTGCTGAAGCCTACTCTGTCGCCAGCCTTAACTCCCATCTCAAGCAGTTCGGGGGTATCGAAGCGAATGACTCCCTCCATCTTGACTTCCTTCTTTGTAGAGATAATCAGTCCAGAGTCAGATGTTGGTTCTTCGGCCTCCTCCGGTATGAGAAACACCCATCCAGTGAGAACCTTCACTTCTCCGTCATCACCCTTGTAGGCGTAAGCCTGTGAGCCATAACCTCCGTCTGGGTCGAACTTCACTCTGTACAGCTCCTTGTCGATTTCTGCACGTTTGTCGAGCACCACGTGGTGGTGGAAGTACAGCGTATCGCCCTCCTTGGCTCCGGTTGGGAACTTTATCGGGGTTGCGACAATCTCAGCCTCAGAGATTCGGTTGGCAAACTCGTCGAATCTAGAGTCCAAGAAAATCTCAGTATCACCGAACTTAATGGTGTCCTTGAACTTCTTGGGCATACGTACGATAAACTCGTGTAGAACCTTCATTAGAACTTACAGTCGTTTTCGATTACCACTGGCATACCGATGATTTCCTTCCAAGGCATCGTGCCGTCACCGTTCTGGATGTAGATGGTGTAATCCTTGCGCCCGTACTTTGCGAATGTGCGCTCGTCAAGCTCGATGGCTACGATGGTTCCGTCGCTTCCGGCGTTATTGCCTACGACGTATGCTAGGGCGTCCTTAGGATTCGTCCCTACAATAATCTTTCTAATCATATTGTTTAGTTTGAGTCTGAACTTCCCCCTCCCATACGGCGCAGCCAGTAATCTACGCTGCTGGTATCGTTGCGCTGCTGGTGCTGGTATCCTTCGATGATGAAGCCCACGATTTCGTCAAGCTCTTCCTCGTCGTTCACGTTAACTGAGAACGCAAGGTCCATCTCCGGCTCGTCGTCCTCATCAGATGGAGATACTACCCCAATGGCTGCAACAACAAATCCATAGTCTTCGAGGCCGTGCTTAATGATAAGGCCGTTCATCTGCGCTACAAGGCCAGTAAACTCCTCGTAAAGCTCGTCTCTAATTTCTTTTGGGATGCTCATTGTAATGAAAAATGTATGAAATTTGCTACGAATTTACAAAACAAATACAATATGAGACGTGGAGCCAACTCCAGACGTATGCGGGAGTATGCGATTCTACCGGCCAGAGATATAGCACGTAACTATCTCAAGTACCTCCGTCACGTACAGTCTGATGTATGTCAGAAGTTTGAACTCACTCCAAGTCAGTTTCAGTTCCTGCTATTCATCTATGACCTAGAGTTCTTCACTCTGATGTATGCCAGAACACACTTTGCGGCCATATCAGACAACAAGATGCGACTTCTCTACACTAAGCCACTGCTGGATGCTGGTATTATAGATGTGTACGTCAATAAGCACAGCCTTAAGAGTGACGTACGTCAGATGTTCGGGATATCGAGCAGTGAGGGATACGCCGCTAGGTATGCGCTCACCCAGAAGGGGAGACTGCTCGTTCAGAAGATTTACAGGAAGCTGGAGGGCCGTGAGGCTATCAATGCTGACGAATGACCTTGAATGGCATCTCCATCGCAGCGTCGGTGTGCGGGACGAACTCGCCCGTGTGCTCCATCAGGAAGTAGCGTCCACCCTTACTCATCCAGTGGTAGCCCTTCGGTGCTTTAACCATAACCTCATTGGGTCTCTTCAGGTCTGTACGCTTAGCTTTCATCAATTACGGAATTTAGCCGCCCACTCGGCGATTTTCTTGGGTTGTGGTACGAACTGTTTACCGGACTTGTTACCCTTAGCTTTTGCACGGTTGGTTGCGGCCTTATCTGCGGCACTCATCGCACTCCACGCAGCCTTGGGCAGGTATCTCTTCTTACCTTCACTTGGCTTGCCGTCGGAGGTCGTCCAGTCTTGCTTGGTCCACTTAGATAGGCTCGTCTCCTTCTTGGGTCCTGAGTATCCTCCGCCTGACTTCTTGTATCTAAGTACGGCCAGCTGTGCCTTACGGGCTGACCACTCGCCGGGGTCTCCTCCCTTAGAGCCTGCCTTCACGCTAGCAACGATGCGCTTCCACTTTGCTGGGTCCTTCTTCTTAGCTTCCACTTCCTAAACGGTTGATAATCTCAAAATTACGAACACCAACAGTTGCTCTGTCGGCACTCACACGCTTGACACCCTTGGTGTTGTTGCCTCTCTTCTTCAGTGACTTAGCCATTCCAGTTGATGTAATGTAGGATAATCTTGATGTCTTTGCTCTGGAGGTACTTCCCCTGTGGGATTTCCACCCCGTTGAAGTAATCATTCGAGTAATCACGAGTGAATGCATTCCACGTATCCTCGTATGGGTTATAGTGGAACAGCCAATCGTTGAATGCTTCGTTCTTCATTTCTTGCTTCTGTTGCGTCTGGCCATAATCATACGTGCCTCGTCGTGGTCGTAATCCTTCCCGTCTCCGTTCCCGTATGTCCCGGCGTCTCTATTCTTCTTATTCAGGAACGCACGGTACTTCTTCCGCTCTTCAGTTGAGTGGTACTTAGTATCGTACGCCTTCTTCTTATCTCTAGCCTCTGGGCTATTGGCGTAGAACTCTGCGCTCTTACTCTTCCTTGCTTTCACCTTTACCGTTGTGTTTGATGTAATCTTCAACAGCTTCAATGCTGTGCTCCATTACGGAAATCTTAGATGCCATCCACGGGTCTAGATTAGACTTAGCGTCGATGTTCTCTAGGATGTCCTCAATACAGTCCTTGATGCTCATAAGCTGGGTGATAATCATCTCACCGTTCGGCTCCTTAGATGTATACTTCCTAGGTTTCACTTCTTCTTCTTTTTAGAAATTTTACTCCAATCAAACTTAACCAACTTCGCTCTGTTGTCAGGGCGAACCTCAGCCTTCTGGCCTACGGGGTCAACTGGTCGTTTAACTGCTATCATCTTACAGTCCCTTAAGCATTTGAATCATCTCGGGCTGTGGGAAGATATCAATCTTATCCTTACGTACTGAGTTGTGCGTATATACTCCTGCGACACCATTCAGTGCATTCATAGATACATCCCACATATCCTCCTCACGATAGTCCAGCGGGATATCATAAATCTCATTCCAGTACTTCAAGAGATTCTCAACACTGCGAATCTGCTCATCGGTGTATCTGTGGAAGTGGATATGCTTCTTGTACGGGGAATCAAGGGTACATACATCCTCCTTGGCCACCTCACGATTGACGTAGTTGTAGTACTTACCGCCACGCTCCTCTAGCTGTCCCCAAGCACAAATCTCAATACCGATAGAAATCTTATCGAGCACCTTGTGTGGGACACCGTACCCCTTGAAGATTTCAGCCTTAGCACCTAAGTGGTAGGCCCAGTACTTAGATGGGAATCCCTGCACGATGCGTCCATCTCCTTCCTTAGCTCCCTTTCCGCTGATACAAACACACGTTGCGATACGACCTCTTGAGTCGGTATCCCACTGCTTGAATGTAGATACCCCACTTGAGTTACCTGCGGTGTGGTGTAGGTAAATCTGCTTCTTCGGAGCAGCCTCCTTGATGTACTCGGTAGGTGAAAACTCTACCTGCAAGATGTCCTTGAGAAATTCCATAGAACAAAGATAATGATTGTATACGATAGGTGATTATGTCGGTACTATGTATTACACACTATTGATTATGTCATTTTTTTTGTGTAACTTTGCCCCTGTAGTGCAAGGGCACGCAGACGAACAATAGTATACGCAACGTAACATAGACGTAACTACGGACCGATGCATAGGCGGACAGCCCAAAAGCGACAGTCCGCCTCTGCAAAAATAGGGCGACAGCCACTACGCAAAGCACTTGAATACAGGAGGCGTGTGTCCAAGCAGTTCCTATCCACAAGAATACTCATTTAACTGCTCGTATACAGTATTCTACTGTTGTTTTCACGTTTTAGAAACACATATAGTAGTAGGTGGGTGATGGATACTTTTTTAATTCGTACGAGTTCTAGGTACCGTGGGGAGAATTATACAAGAGCGACGCTGACGAACCAACTCCGAAACCGAATC